GTCATCGGCACCAGCATTGAGGGCATCCGCGTGAGCGATTCCATCAGTAAGGTGGTGCTGTGATGATCCACTTTGACATCGGCGGGAAGCCGAGCATCCAATTCAGCCTGCCGTCCTTGCGGGTGTCACCCGGCGGCAGTGGCGGCGGAAACGTCTCATCTGCGCAGATCAACACCATTGTAGTCCTCGACCGGGCGGAATATGACGCGCTGGCCGTCAAGGACGCGAAGACACTGTATCTGATTCGGGGGTGACGGAATGATCACAGTCGGAGAAGAACAGCTCAAGGAGTTGTTTGTCGGTGAGATGGGCATTAAGAATGCCTGCATCGGCGAAGAACCCATCTATACCCGCCCGGGCGGATATTTATACATCGAAATGAGCGAAAAGAAAGGGGCATAACCTATGGCAAGTTTTTTCAATCTAATTCTTGATACGCTTGCACCATCTGGGCTGACACTGAAGCTCAACAGCGGCGCGACGTATGCAACCAGCAACACCGTCACCGCAACGATCACGCTGACGGATGAAACCAAGACCGGCTACCAGATGAAGCTCTGGGGCATCAAGGCGGCTGCAACGGAAGCGGACGCATCGTGGGAAACCTTCGCGGCCAGCAAGTCCATCATCCTGACGGAAGGCGATGGCCTGAAAACCGTGCATATCAAGGTGCGGGATGACGTCGGCAACGAAACGGCTGCGGTCACAGCGTCTATCACGGTCAATACGGCAGTTCCGGTGGTCACAATCACTGGTCCCGATAAGACTAGGATTTCCAAAGTCTCCGGCTTCGACACCTGCGCGTTCTCCTTCACCTGCGACGTGGACTTCGAGGAATACACGGTGCGTGTTGTGCCGAGCACCAGCAGCCTCCACGACGCCGGCACGCAGATCCCGACCACTGGCGGCTCCACAAACACCTCCGGCAGCAAGGGCGGCTACAAAAAGGCCACGGCGATTGATGTCACCATCAAGGGCGTCGACCTTGCGACGGCATCCTCCGGCGACGGTACGAAGATCATCAAGGTCTTTGTGAGGAACGCGGCCGGGACTTGGAGCGTGGCATAATGGCCGCGCCGGGACTGACGTTCACCATCACGGGAAATAAGATTTCGGCAGTCTCCGGTTTCGATTCCATCACCGTCAAGTTCTCGTCGGACATCGCGTATCAGGCCTTTGAGTGCCGCGCGACGAAAACCGGCGAGGACTGGGGGCGAGGGAAAGGGGCGCTCATTGCGTCCTTTTCCCAGACCCCTGCGGGGACGGAGCGAACCTTTGAAGTCTACGACGATTTCCTCCTGAATGGTGACGGAGAATATAGAATCTCCCTCTACGCACAGGGGGCGGACGGAAGTTGGAATGATAACTATGGTTTTGTGCCGTCCGGCACGACAAAGACCATGCTGACGGCAGACGGCAATGAATTTCTCTGCATGAAGGAGTGATTTTATGGCAGATCAGTACAACAGTGCGCACACTGGCGCAGAGATCGATCAGGCGGTGTCTGACGTCCAGAACAATAAGGTCGCATGGAGCGCGAAGGAGCTGCCCGCTGTCACCACCGCTGACAATGGGAAATTCCTGCGTGTTGTTTCCGGTGCATGGGCGGCTGTAGAGATTGCAAACGCGAATGGAGGTAGCTTCTGATGGCTGAATATCTGACAAACACAACCGACCTGACGAAGGTTGCCGCAGCTATCCGGGAGAAAGGTGGAACGTCTGACCCGCTGGTCTATCCGGATGGATTTGTGACGGCCATTGGGAACATTCAGACTGGCGGTGGAGCAGCTGGCACACCCGGTGACATTACGTTCTATGATTACGACGGCACAATCGTCACGTCTTGGATGTTGGAAGAACTGGCAACAAAGACCGCTCTGCCGGATTATCCATCACATGAAGGGCTTACCTGTCAGGGCTGGAACTGGTCACTGGCTGACCTCAAATCTACAAATCGCAAAATGAACGTCGGCGCGATGTATATCACAGATGATGGCAAGACCAGAATCTATATCCGGCTGGAAGAAGGGCGCACATCTCCTATGCTTGGCGTTTGCCCGAATGGCACGGTCACAGTGGATTGGGGTGATGGAACTACACCAGATACGCTGACCGGAACAAGCACATCAACTGTAAAATGGACACCGAATCATGCCTATGCTGCTCCGGGCGATTATGTGATTAAGCTAACAGTGGATGGGACGATGGGGTTTTATGGTGAATCTTCACAGAATGCGGGGGGCGCAATCCTTCGGTATTCATCTACCTATGACAGTCGCAATAACGTTTATCAAAACAGCATTCAGAAAATTGAGATTGGAAATGGCGTAACAAGTATCAATGCCTATGCGTTCTATACGTGCTATTCTCTTGCATCAATCACGATTCCTGATGGGGTAACAAGTATCAATGCCTATGCGTTCTATACGTGCTATTCTCTTGCATCAATCACGATTCCTGATGGGGTAACAAGTATCAATGCCTATGCGTTCTATACGTGCTATTCTCTTGCATCAATCACGATTCCTGATGGGGTAACAAGTATCAATGCCTATGCGTTCGGTAATTGCTATTCTCTTGCATCAATCACAATTCCAGAGAGCATAACAAGTATTGGAAATAATGCGTTCTACCATTGCGAGTCTCTTGCATCAATTACGATTCCAAATAGTGTAACAAGTATTGAAAATTCTGCGTTCAGCGGTTGCTATTCTCTTGCATCAATCACAATTCCAGAGAGCATAACAAGTATTGGAAATTATGCGTTCTACCATTGCTATTCTCTTGCATCGATCACGATTCCAAACGGTGTAACAAGTATTGAAAATTATGTGTTTAATAATTGCTACGGTGTTGCTTTCTATGATTTCACAGCTTGTACAGCAGTCCCGACACTATCAAATACAAATGCTTTCTCTGGTATTGTTGCTGACTGTCAAATTCGTGTTCCAGCCTCGCTTGTTGATACATGGAAAGCGGCAACGAACTGGTCAACATACGCGAGCTATATTGTGGGGGTGTAAAGATGATTCAGAGAGAATTTTATACACAGCGCAAAGACGGTGTGAAGCTCTATCGCACCTATTCTGATTCAGGAATGATGATTCGACAGAATGAGACTGGTGTGGAATATGCAGAGGCTATCGATGTTGAAGGTGCAGCATACACCTATACAGAGACGGAAACGCCGATTGAAACGCCGGAGCTGACCGCTGAAGAAATGCTGACAGAATTGGAGGCGGCGTATGACAACGGCTAAACTGAATCAAATCAAGAAGTCTATCACAGACGGGCGGATGGTGGCGAGAGCTGGCGGCATTTCGGTGGCGGTGGAACAGAGCGATAAGCTCGGCTTTGACTGGCGCATCTATTCCGTCAACGATGTCGTGGTGCGTAAGGATTATGTGGAGCAGGAGGTCAAGGTCGGAACTGCGGACAACCCCATCGTCTGGAAGGATGGCATGACGGCTTATCCGAACTTCTACTACACGAAGGACGGCGTAAGAAAGGTCTGGACAGGCTCCGATTGGGCCATGCCGAGCTGGGATGATGAGCGATTCGTCGAATTTTAATTAAAGGAGAAAAGAGATGGACGATGGAATTCAGGCGAAGATCGCGGAGATCGAGGCCCGCAGCAAGAGCAACACGCACCGCATTGACGACTTGGAGGAGGACAACCGGGCGCTGCATCAGCTGGCGACCTCGGTAGAGGTGCTGGCGACGAAGCAGGAGACGATCGAGGCCAATATCAGCGAGATCAAGGACGACGTGAAGAGCCTCAAGGCCATCCCCGGCGGGAAATGGGAGGCGCTGGTCAAGGCAACCCTAACGGCCATTGTGGGGGCGCTGGTTGGCTTCGCGCTGGCTCATGCGGGGATCGTGTGATGGAGACTTCGAAGAAGCTGCTGATTGGCAGCGCGGCGGCAAGCGTCGTTTGCATTATCCTGAATGTGCTCGGCGTGCTGAGTGTGGAGGTCACGTTGGCAGTCATCGGATTTGCGACGGCGATTGGGATGTTTTACCTCTGGAAGGCAAAGAATGAGAACAGAAGTAAATACGCAATCAAGTACATTGAGAGCCTGCCGGAAACATATACGGCAGAGGAAAAGGCACGGTTTTTGGAGATCGTGCTAAAGGACTGAAAGGAGTTGCTTATGAAAAAACTGTTTATCTCTCAGCCCATGAAGGGCAAGAGCAAAGAAGAAATACTTGCAGATCGCAAAGATGCGCTCCGGTGCGCGAGGGAGATTGTCGGGGATGAGATAGAAGTTATTGATACATATTTCGAGACGCACCCGGACGTGCAGAACACGGCGCTCTGGTGTCTCGGTCGGTCTTTGGAGCTGCTGGCGACGGCTGACGCTGCGTATTTCGCATCCGGTTGGAAGAACGCCCGCGGCTGCAAGATTGAGCATATCTGCGCGGAGCAGTACGGTATCAACATCGTGGAAGCGTGAAAGGAGTACATAACATGGACAAAATTATGAAACGGCTGTCGAATCTGCTGAGCGTGAAGTCGCTGGTGACGCTGCTGCTGACGGTGGTGTTCACGGTGCTGGCGCTCCGGGGCGATATCACAGGGAAAGACTTTTTGACGATCTTCCTGATGGTAGTAACGTTCTACTTCGGCACGCAGTCGCAAAAGGCGCAGGACGCGATGGACGCGAAGGGTGACGACAATGGCACTGAAAATTAACGATACCATCCGGGCAACGAGAGTGGGCGGCAGGCGGCCGCTCTCGGCTATCCGGGCAATCGTGTTCCACTACACGGCCAATACCGGTCTGCACGCGACGGCGCTTGGCAATGCCAGGTATTTTGCAAACGGCTCCGAGGGACGCGCTGCTTCGGCACATTTCGTGGTCGACGAGGGCGATACCGTTTATCAGTGTGTGCCGCTGGATGTGGTGGCCTGGGCCGTGGGCGACGGCAGGAGCGGCAAATACGGCAAGGTGTACGGCAACTACAACACCGTCAGTATCGAGATGGTGAGCCACACAGATGCCTCCGGCAAGTATTACATCCCGGAGGCGACGATGAAAAATGCGGCGCGGCTTTATCAAATGCTGTTGAAGCAGCTGCCGGGCGTGCAGGCCGCAATCCGACATTATGACATTTCGATGAAACTGTGTCCGCTGCCGCTAATTGACGAAACGAAGTGGGAAGCATTCAAGAAGCTCTTGGAGGAGGTGGACGAAGTGGTCACAAAGGCAAAGATGATCGTAGATGGCCAGGAGGTCGAGGTCGAACGGATCTTAAAGGACGGCACGAACTACATCAAGATCAGAGATATTGCAAAGGCGCTGGATCTCGAAGTGTCGAACAAGGGCAATGTCCCAATCCTGAATCATAAGCAGTAGCGCCCCTGTGTGCCGCGCCACCCGGATTGGAGGTGGTGACGATCAGCGCGAGGGTGCGGATTCCGGATGACTTGACCGGCCTGCTGCAAGGCGAGTGGGAGCAGATCATATCTCAGGCAGGCTACAGTGAGCAGGACGCGGAGATCGTCCGGCGCTATGTCATGGACAAGACGCCGCAAATTGACGTCGCGGTGGAGCTGGACATGGCGCGGAGCACGATCACCCGCAGACTGCCGCAGATCTACGCACGAGCGCGGCACACGGCAGCAAAGCTGCAAATGATAAACGAGTAACAGATACAAGATATTGTGACGGTACAAAAGCCCCCGGCAGGAGTGATCCTGTCGGGGGCTTTTCCTATTTTACGAGCAGAAAAACGAGAAGTGCCGCAATAAACACGACGATTGTAGGTAACCAAACAAAGAATCCTTTGACTGGTTTCTTTCTGGAAAGGTCATTCAAAATTGTGGTGCGAAGCAATGTCAGGAGGAAACTGATTCCACCAACGGTTATGAGGTTATAGCCGATGAAACTTCGCAAAGTGGATTCATCTTCAAGAAGCTTTACGTTGGTAGAAATCAAGCTGAAGATTGCAACAAAGACAGCAAGAATCGCCAGAACGTTTGCGTAAATAGATTTTTCGATTTCTTTTACATCGCCTGCCTTTTTGTCAAGCTGATTGATTTGTTTTTCATAAGCCTTTTTGTATCCGCTTAAACCTGTGTAACCGCCGATTTCATCCTTAAACTTCCCACTGTAAGGCTTGTCTGCTGAGCCAGATAGTTTTTCAAAAACGATCATGGCATAGCTGTCTTCTACATTTAGGCGGATCTCATTCTCGGAAATATTAGTAAGCCGGAAAAACACCCGCGTCTTATGCCCTGGTTGATAAATTGGAGCAGAGACAGACAATCCTTGACGGATGCGGCTATTACGGTCATGCACGATAGCCGCCATATCGACGGGCATATTTATAATTTCTTCTGTTGAAACCATTACGGATTCACCCGGAGCGATGGTCTTTGACGTGTGTTCCCCATCGTCATCATAAAAAGCCTTTGTGCGAAGATCGTACCCGATGTTTGTAATGCAGTCAGGAGAGAACGTGTCTTCTTGAATGATTCCTGAATCAGCAATCAGTTTTGAAAGATCGTGGTCAACCAAAATCATATCCTTACCTCCGTTCTTTCTTTGCCTAAATTATAGCGCGACTGCGAGAATTTGCAATAGATTTTCGCAAATTTCCGAGAATTTAATATGTAGCATCGAACTTATGCGCCGATGCGTCAGAAATGCTACATAAATGCGTCTCTCATGCTACCTTCGTGCGTCCCCCGGAATTTCAAAATCCCTCATACTGATCGTAGGAGCTGGCCAGCTTACTACATTTTTTGGAGGGAAACTCTATGGAATACGCAAGCAACGGCAAGGCCAATGCGGCCCTGACCACTGGCATCATCGGCACGGCTGGCGTCGGTCTTGGACTGCTGGGCAACCTACTCGGCGGCTGGAACGGCTGGGGTGTAAATCCGGCTGCTGCGGCTGTAGCGGCGGGCACGTGCAGCGAGAACATGCCGGTCACGCGCTACGAGCTCGACCGGGAGCAGAAGCTGGCCGCGAAGGACAGCGAGATCGCGATGCTCAAGGCCAACACCTACAACGATCAGAAGTCGCTGGAGATGTACGCTTACATCGACGGCCAGCTCAAGGACATCCGTAAGTCGATCTGCGATCAGGCCGTGCATAACCAGCGCACCGAGGACAGCTTCGTCCTTGCCCGCCAGGACATCGCTTCGGTCAAGTCCGAGCTGCACCGCGAGATCGAGATGGAGGCCGAGCGGCGCTGCTGCGGCGACAACGCCATCGTGACTTATGCCAACGCCACCTTTTATCCGAAGCAGGTTGCAGACGTCACCACCGGAACCGCGACCACTGCGCAGACGCTCTACAATCCGCTCCCGAAGTGCGGCTGCTGCAAGAACTAAGCAAAAGGGGCGGCAATAGCCGCCCCACCTTAAAATGGAGGTAAACCAATATGGTGACAATAGATCAGGCCATGCGCGGCGTGGCGCAGTATGCCGACAATGAGATCATCCCGCACCTGCCAACCGGCAAGGGCATTGGAGCCGGAATCGCGCTGGCGCTTATCATGGATGGCGGCAAAAGCCGCATCCTTGCGCTGAAGGATCACCCGGCAGTGCAGATGATGGGCATTATGGATGCAGAGGGCAATATCGACCTTGACCGGCTCTACAACGCCGCGAGAACGCAGGTGGACGGAAAGAAGATCCCACTGACCATTCCGGTCATTGGGGAGCTGCGGTTCGATGTGAACGACGTCGACCGGCTTTACAAATACATTCAGGAGGCTTGACATGGGAAAAGAGCATTATATCGAAGAACTGAAACGGCAGCTGCATGAGATCATGGAGCGCCCGGTGACGCTTGGGCGCGCGGAAGAAGTCACGGTGTACGCGGACGCCATTTGTGCGCTGCACAAACTGGACGATGACCATTTTCGTGAGTCCACGAAAATGATGGAATTCACCCGCGAGGATGCTGAAAAGTGGGTATCGCACATGGAAAACGAGGACGGTACGACCGGCGCACACTGGACGATGGAGCAGACGGATGCTGTGGCCAATATCACAGGTGTTCATGCGAAGTCCTGCATCTGGTGGGCGGCAATGAACATGATGTACTCGGACTATTACGGTGTGGCTGCCAAGTACGGCCTTGACCGGCCGGAGTTCTACGCCGACCTTGCCAAAGCCTTCCTCATGGATAAGGATGCCGGAGGCCCGGAGGCGAAGATGGCCGGGTATTATCATGGGATTGTGAAGCGGGACTGATTCATTAGCATTTTCCGTTAGCATTTTATTGTCAAAATCGCTAATGAACTTGCTCTAATCTATTACTGGTTGTAAAAGAAATTGACAGTATAAAAAGAAGAAAACCGTTGAGAATAAAAGAAAAACCAGCAATCTCAATCGATTGCTGGTTTCTTTTTCTTGGTGGAGCTGAGGGGAATCGAACCCCTTTGTAAATTACCAAAGCACGTTGAAAATCAATCACTCTTGGTTTACGTTAGCATTTTCATTAGCATTTTGCAAAATTATTTTTGAAAAATGCTCGTCGAGAAGTTTGTCGGCAGCAATGCGAGCGGACGGGAATGTATGTGTATAAACGGTCTTCATAGTGTGGTCGGTGTGCCAACCACCCTCTTCTTGCAGTATCTCTGGCTGAATTTGAAGCATAGCTCCGGTTGACGCGAATGTGTGACGCAGCTTATGAAAACTGCTCTTTGGCAAACCGGCTTTTTCTAACAACCGTTGGTAACGTTTGTTGATCGTTTGCGAAGACTTATCGCAGATAATATCTCCATCGACTTCATCAATCAGCGTTTGTATGAAATCTGGGATCGCCAAAGTTCGCACACGATCAACTTCTTTTGCGCCCTCTTTCCGAACTGCTTTTCCACCAATATCCACAACGGTTTCAACGACAGTGAGTTTTCCGTCATGAATTGATTTGGATTTTGTCAGGCCGCGAATTTCGGACATCGAAAGACTCAGCCGCGCAGCAAGCAGGCATTCCAATTCTATCGATGATCCTTTGATCGCTGGATATATCTGCTCAAATGATAGGATTTGAACAGGCTTTTTCTTGATTTCTGGCAGATCAATTTCGCCGGAAAAGCTAACCCCCTTTTTGGACAGCGCGGTTGAAATCAGATGCCATGCCTCGCATATTGTTTTTGCAGACAGCGGCCTTCCGCGTTTGCTTGTTCGTTTCTGTTCTGCGCAGATAGCGTCGTTGACTTTTTCTGCATCAATGGATTTAATCGCTACATCCATAAGGCACCGAAAATATTGATCCCTTATTTTTTCATACCCCTGAATGGTGGACGGTGAAAGACCTCCCCTTTTCTTTTCAATGTATTCATCCAACACGTCTTTTACGGTTATGTCAGTCAATACGAAGCGCCTCTTCCCCGCTCTGTGTTCGGCTTTTATGAGCTGGGCTTGACGGATACACTCTTTCTTTGTTGAGGCGGACACGGGGACGCTAATGCCGTTCAGACGCATTTGGATGAACCATGTGCCGCTGGGGAGTTTGCGCGGCTCTGGGACTTTCATTTTTTCACCTTCTCTGTTTCGTGTTATGGATGATTGACCATGCGATGATGGCAACTGCGGCAACGATCGTGCATAACACGATCCATGCCGCAGGTTGCAGTTTCCCATTTATGATAAAACCTACATCTGAGACGCGGAAGTCCAGAACGAGGTAGATCAGCAAGGTGAAGGCCATGACGGCGCAGGAGCACATCAGGGTATAGATCACAGGGCGGCGCGTTTTGAGCTGCGCACGGAGAAAGTCTGCCTTTTCTTTTTGGTGCTTGATCTCTGCGTTTGCCATTTCAAGAGAGCCGGACAGCTCGGCAAGCTGAAGCTGCAAGGCATGATTCTCGGATTCCAACTCATGGCTTTTTTCTTCCAGCTGGTGTATCTTATCAATCAGATCTTGAGATGGCAGATGTTCAGAATTTAACATGAAATATTCATCTAATGACACGTCGAGCGCACGGCAAATATCGCCGACGAGGTAGACGGACGGATTTTTTGTCGCGCCCCTGAAGAAGTTGTTCAAAGTTGAATCTGAGATGTTCGTTTTATCACATATTTCCTGATTCGTGATTTTTGGATACGCTTGATCCTTGGCCGCTTTGCAATACTCGTTTATTGTCGAATCGTGCAAGAAACGTCACTTCTTTCTGAAATATACATGATTATTCCTAAAAAATGTTAAGATTTGAACTTGAAATGTTAACTTTGAAAAGCGTACTCTGTACTTGCAAGCAAGCTCCCACTCGCTTGCGGTAAGCCGAAGCCCCGCCGCCAGGGAGGTTCGACGGCGGGGTGATCTCACCCATAGGACTATGGTTTACGGCTTTACCTGTCAAGGCGTTATGCCCACCTGAGACGTTAATCGTGGTACTTCATAATGAGCTTCGGGACGGTGACATTTCCGCCAAGCACAGAGATATATGTTGTAACGCCGTCACACTCCCCATAGCAGGTGATATAGTCACCCTCAAGGATTCGGCTCTCTCCCTCTGGCCGATTATAGGATACATACCAGATGCCATCAGAGGTTTCAACGCGGAAGTCAACTGAATTGGTGCTGAATAAGTCAAGCGCATCCTCTGAAACCTGAATAACGGTGCCTGAAAACATTACCTTTTCACCGTCATAGCTATCCGGGTTCCGCGCTACATCGTTATACAAAACGGCATCACATTTCGCAATATAGTTTTCTCTTGAAACCACTTCATTTTTATCGTCCGTTTCCGCTTGTGCCTCAGGCGGTGCATCCGAAACCGCGGAACTTCCAAAACTCGATGCGTCTTCTACTGCGGCCTCGCTATTTGGCATATCCATAACGCGCTCTTGAATAATCACCACAAGAAGCAGCGTCACGAGGATAGCGATAATTCCGCCGTCTGAAAGCTTCTTCATGTGACGCGCACCACAAGCGGGGCATTTTCTGGCCTGTTTGCTTATTTCGTTTCCGCAAGTGCGGCACACGTCTTTCCGGTTCTTCGCGCGGCAGTTTGGACATTTTCGCAACCTCTCGTCGAATACCTCTCCGCACATCGGACAGGTTACTTCATACACTGGCCTACGCATATCATTTTCACTCTTCTTTCTTTTCTATCACAAACCATGTCCAATAGTACGGACACTTGAAAATTATGCGCATAGAATTTTACTACGTCAATATTGTGCAAAGTGCAGGTTGACTATATAGAACAAAAGTTTTAATATTGAGAGCAGAAAACACACGAACCGGAGAGAGGAAAGGAATTGAAATGAAAAGTCGAGAAGAACGTGAACAAAAAGCTATCAGTCTCTTACTCATGCTATCAGAAAGTGAACTGGACGAGTTTATCGAGCAGTTTACACGCTCAAATGTCTCTGCAAATTGTGGAGCCATCCCAGAGAATGACACCAAGCTCGTTGGCTAACGTCTTTGCATTTGCGGTAAAAACTGAGTTTGTGGCCACAATGGCTGAGCTACATCCGTAATGCTGCATCCCGGAATAGACCTCTTGAATGGCCTTTACGCCGACATCCTTTCCATAGCGCTTGCACTGAATGGCTACATGTCCGTCCATGATAAGGTCAACACCGTAGTCGCCTGTTTTTGGAGTTAGCTGCACGGAATGACCTTTTTTGCGAAGCAGATCGGCCACATAGTTTTCGAACTGCACACCAGTCATATTATTGATTTCTGATGGGCCAATGTCTGGCACGGCTTTAATTAGCTTTCCGCCAGATACCATCATCACAACAAATAGTAAAAAGAGTTTAATATTGAATCCTCCAAAATCAGGAGGGTCAAGTCTAAATTTTACTATTTGCCATGCAAAACCACCAACCCCGCCGAATACAAATACAGCTGCAATAATGGAGAGTGCAATAACATCTTTCTTCTTCATTATTTTTTGAAGAACGCTTCCAACGCAGCCATAGCACGATCTAATTCGTCCTCAGATAAAGACTTTATAAGTTCAATGCCTTTGGCCTGCTTGGCCGTGAAACCATCACCGAAAGTGATGGTTTCTTTTTTTATACCATTTTCGTCCGCCTCTCCGGTCAACTCGGCGACGGTCACACCGAAATGCGTCGCAATTTTATATAGGGTTTCGTAGGGCGGACTTTTTGCGGCCTTTGCCCATTTCCCAATAGTTCCGTTGCCAATTCCGAGTTCGCGTTCTATTGTGGCAATATTTGTCCTTCTGGACGCAGCAAGTGTTCGGATGTTGTTAACGATTACTTTGTTTTGCTCATTGTTCTTATTATTCATAGCATCAAAAACTCTCTAAAAATAGAAGATTGGCTATTGACAATTAGCTAATTGGCTATTATAATATCTATCAGAGGGTAAAGAAATACCGTCCCGCTCTTGACAGGCTTCAAAAAACGCTATTTGTCTGACAAAACAATTTTAGCCTAATTTCTAAAGAATGTCAAGAGTGTGGACGCATCCCTCTATAAAAAAACAAAAAATTTTCTCATCTATGATGAGAAACAGAGATTTGTCTATTGACAAATCTACGACACATTGAAAGGAGGCTGATTAAAGATTGGTATACGACAATATCAAGCGCCTGTGCAAAAAACGGAAAATCAGCATTTATGCTCTGGAAAGGGAGTGCGGAATCGCAAATGGCACGATTGGGAAGTGGAATCTGCGAAAGAGTTCACCTTCTGTGGCGACGGTTCAGAAAATTGCTGATTATTTCGGCGTCACAGTCGGGTATCTGCTGAGATGAAGGAGGAATGAGAAATGCCGAAACTGGCAGTCAAGCGGGACACGGATTACCGCCTGTCCGTGATGATTCACGGAGAGATGGGGGCGCAGAACGTGAAGCCGGAAAAGGCGGCGGAGTACGCCGGGGTTTCACGGCCTACGCTTTACAATCTGCTCAAGCGGCCGACGGCGTACTTTCCGCAAACGCTGCGGCTGATGCGGGCGCTGAGCATCCCGGTCGAGGAAATGCGGGCGGCGATCAGCTACCCGTGGTAAAGGAGGAAGGAAGATGATCTCAAAAAGAGAATGGTACGCCACGCTTCGGCGGGTGTTGAAGCGGGCTGCGCTGTGGTTCGGAGGCCTATTTTTGATGACCGCATTATTCTACTGGCGCGTTTGGGGATTGCCGCTGGATGCGGCAGTGATGTCGACGATCTCCGCTGTGCTCGTGGGGTACGGGGCGGCATGATGGGCTGGATCTGTTATCTGGCCTCCCGGCTCAAGGCGGCGTGGAAAGCGCTGGAGGACGCCGCAGAGAGGCAGAGGAACTACTGGGATGCGGAGGACTGACCAATGTCTGTGAAGCTATGCGAGGGCTGCCCCCGCGAAGAGATCTGCGAGGAGCGCCTTTGCAAGTCCAGCTGGCAGCGGGAATGGCTGTGCAGCTGGGACAACATCCGCGCCGCTGCAAAGAAAAAGGCTGCCCGCGTGGTCAGACGCGAACAGCCAGAAGACAAACCGATCAGCCATCGGGAATATGTCTTTACTCATACTTTAACAGAAGGTTGGTGGGATGTCAAGTGACGCAGTGCGATAAGATTCTGTTTCATTTGCAGACGATCGGCTCCATTACGCCCGTGGAAGCGCTTGACCAGTACGGATGCTTCCGGCTGGCGGCGCGGGTAGCGGAGCTAAAGGCCGAAGGATACCCCATTACAAGCGAGATCGTGCAGAAGAAAAACCGGTTTGGCGAAGTCGTGAGATTTGCGAAGTACAGATTGGAGGACAGAAACGTTGCCGGAAATTGATTATTCCAAAGACCCGCAAAACGTGTCGCCGTACTGCTATGACATCTTCGGCGACGAGGTATACAAGGGGGACACCGTGTACTGCGGCGACGAGGGCATGATGTGCGACCCCGGCGATGACAATTACAATTCGGAAAACGCGGTCATGGCGCTGCTGGTGCAGCAGTTGGGAACGCGGTACATTTTGGAGCAGCTTGGCTATGAAAAAAGGATCATCGAATGAGTACGTCTACATCCCGGTTGAAGTGCGGTGCAGTGTGTATTTCGAGAAAGACCACATTTGCTGTAAATTCTGCCCGTTTTATGAGGAAACGCCGATTGAGAATCGGAAGCGGTGCAGACTGACCGGGGAATACCTGTTAAACGAGTACGGCAGAGGTTACTACTGCCGTCTGGAATTGGAGGATTTGAATGAAACAGTTTCGGACACTGAGGCCGGATGAGATCGAGTGCCGCGTTGCCCAGTGCAGCGAGAAAGGCGCGTCCATCCTGCTTTACAAGACGGCGCGGACGGACGCTGACATTCTGGATGAGACGGTCGGCGCACAGAACTGGGAGAACGACTTTAAGTTGGTGGATGGCGTTCTGTACGGCGGGATCGGCATTGACTACGTCGGCAACGGAAAGCTGATCTGGAAATGGGACGCCGGGACGGAGAGCAACACGGAGGCCGAGAAGGGGCGCGCATCGGATGCGTTCAAGCGCGCCGGATTTAAGCACGGCATTGGCCGGGAGCTTTATTCTGCGCCGTTTATTTGGATCGATGCTGCGAAGTGCGAACGGCTAAAAAAGAACGACAAAACCGGCCGCTGGCAGTGCTACGACCAGTTCGATGTGACGGAGATCAGCTATGACGAGGCAGAGCGGATCAAGACCCTGACGCTGGCGCTCAAGGGCAAGACGGTCTACACCTTCGGACACGGCGCAGCTCCGCAGGAGCCGAAGCAGACGGCAAAACCCTTCAAGTGCTCCGTCTGCGGCAATGATGTTGTATCGGCTACATTCAACGGCACAAACTACTCGGCACGGGCCATTGCTGAGAAGACCACGAAGAATTACGGCCGGTGTATGTGCTGGGACTGCTACATGAAGGCGGTACAACATGACTGAGCTGACGTTTTCTGCGGCGGACTGGACGATGGACGCGGCCGGAACGTGGCTGCGGCTGAAGGTCGACACGCCGAAGAAGGCGCTGGCGTTTCTGGAGAACATGAAGGTCGGCAAGAAATACGTTGCGGTTCTGAAGCAGTTCTTCAAGAAGCGGAGCAATGATTCGAACTCCTACTTCTGGCAGCTCTGCGACCAGATCGCGGAAAAGCTCGGACGCACGAAGGAAGATCTCTACGTCGAGTACATCAAGGAGGTCGGCGTGTTCAAGGACTTTCATCTTTCCCGCGACGAGGCTGCGACGTTTCGGACGGCGTGGTCAATGATCGGGACAGGCTGGCCGACCGAGGAAGTGGATTACCAGCAGGACGGAGACAATCTTGTGATCCGCGCCTATTACGGTTCTTCCAAATACAATGCAAAGCAGATGGGCCGGATCATTGACCGGGCCGTCGAGGATGCGAAGGACTTGGGCATTGAAACATTGACGCCGGACGAGCTGGCGCGGATGAATCTGGAATGGGGTGAGAGAGCTGCACAGGCAGACGAGGGCCACTAGCATCCCGGCAGCGGTCAAACAGGCCGTCTGGGAGCGCGACGGCGGGCGCTGCGTCCTCTGCGGGAGGCCGGGCAATCCATGGTGCCATTACATTTCTCGGGCGCAGGGCGGCCTTGGAATCGTTGAGAACGTCATTACGCTGTGCGACCCTTGCCACCAACGGTTTGACCAGTCAGCCGACCGTGCGGCGCTCAAAGAAGCGCTGGCGAATTATCTGAGAAGCAAATATCCAGGATGGGATGAAACAAAATTGATTTACAGGAAAGGAACTTGAAATGTTAAACACAATTACGATTATGGGACGGCTCACGCGCGACCCAGAACTCAGACGGACAAGCAGCGGCGTTGCGGTTGCTTCCTTCACGCTGGCCTGTGAGCGCGACTTCGCGCCACAAGGGGCAGACAAGGAAACGGATTTCATCGATGTCTGCGCTTGGAGATACACAGCGGAGTTCGTCGAGAAGTACTTCTCAAAAGGTCAGATGGCCGTTGTGACCGGTAGACTTCAAATCCGCAACTGGGAGGACAAGGAGGGCAACAAGCGCCGCTCGGCGGAGATCCTTGCCGATCACGTCTACTTCGGCGAGGGCAAGAAGGACAGGGCGGAGACATACGAACCGCAGGGCGGATTCAGCGAGATCACAGGAGATGACCCGGATCTTCCGCTTTGATGGGAGGCGATACACATGAATTTCGAGGTTCTGATTGAAGCAATCGGCGAACGCAGCGGCGTCGCGCTTGCAGAGGGATAATGCTATGGCGCTTGAGAGCTTCAATGCCTATCACAGCTACTTGAAGTCGATTGAGCTGCTTAATGATGCGGAAAGAGGGCGGCTTTTCACGGCATGCCTACAATATAGCATGACGGGCGAAGTCCCCGATTTGCGCGGTAATGAGCGGTTTGTCTTTCCGATGATGAAAGAGCAGATAGATAGGGATAAGGCGAAATATGACGCCAAATGCAAGGCGAACAAGTCCAACATCAAAAGCCGATGGGATAAGGACACATACGAACGTATACCATCGAATACGAACGTATACGACCGTAATGATTCGTATACGAAAAATACCAAAGACAAGGACAAGGACAAGGACAAGGACAAGGACAAAACGGGGGATAAAGCGCGCACGACGCGCTTCACGCCCCCGGCAGTCGAAGAAGTCAGGGCCTATTGCCTTGAACGGAAAAATTCCGTAGACGCTGAAAGATTCGTGAATTATTACGCTTCCAACGGCTGGATTGTTGGAAAAACGAAGATGAAGGACTGGAAAGCGGCGGTTCGGACGTGGGAAAGGAGGGACGCAAATGGAGGCTATCGGAGTGCCGGAGAGAATCAACCGACTGATAAGCGGACGTGGGATCTCGACATCATCGAGCTTTGACAACGCGGCCTATCTGCAATTCCGCTGCGATTCGTTCAACGCAAATCTGGGGGCGCTGACGGGCTATGATTGCCCGCTTTGCAAGAACCGCGGGTGCATCGCAGAGGTTCGCCATAACGCCGTGACGATGGTGCGCTGCGCCTGCATGGACGCCCGGAACAGCATCCAGCGGGCAGAGGCCAGCGGCCTGAAAGACCTTTTGCCGATCTACACACTTGGCCGGTTCCAGACCGTGGAGCCGTGGCAAGCGGCAGCAAAGCGGACGGCAGAGAAATACTTGCAGGAGCAGAAAGGCTGGTTCGTGATGTCCGGCGCGGTCGGTTCCGGCAAATCCCACCTTTGCGTGGCGATCTGCGGAGAGCTGCTGAAGCAGGGGCGCTCGGTGCAGTACCTCATGTGGCGCGATCAGATCCGCGCCCTGAAATCCTACGACGGGGACATGGACGAGCGCAGCGACCAACTCCGAAAGTACAAGACAGCGGATGTGCTCTACATCGACGACTTTCTCAAGTGCGGCAAAAACGAAGTGCCGACAAAGGCTGATACGGACGTTGCCCTTGAGATCCTGATGGCGCGGTACAACCAGCCGGACAAGCTGACGGTGATCTCCACGGAGCGAAGCATTAGTGAGCTTTTGGAGCTGGACGAAGCCCTCGGAAGCCGCATTTATGAGCGGTCGAAGGGGTTCTGTCTGAGAAATACCGGAACGGATAAGAACTGGCGGTTACGCCGGGAGGACTGAATGAAAACGACGAACTGCGGCTATTTAGCCGCGCGGAACGCTGCGCAGATGCAGCGGGAAAGGAACGGAAAATGCTTCTCGAAAAACTGGCGCGGGCAATCGCCTGCAAGCACTGTGAAAACCCATCGAAGCTCTACGAGCTTCAAATTCACACCGACGAACAGGCCCGCGAAATCCTCCGGCTAAACCATGTGCTGGATGAGATCAAAAAGGAGCGCGACGCCGCCCGTCAAGCGGCGGACGAACAACAGCTGCTGTGCGAGGATGCGATTGAATCCCTTGCCGTGATTTCTGAAAAAAACTGTGACAACTGCGGTAAAAAATGCCGCGTAAAGCCGAAGCCGGGAGAACTGTCCCGTTATAACTGCCACCTGTGGGCGCCGAAGGAGGAAGAACATGAAGATCACGCTTGATTTACCGGACGACGCCGGATTCGCAATACTGTCGGTGATTCATGGGAACAACAAAGTTACCACGCTACATCTCAACGGAACCCAAATTAAATATAGCAAGACTGTGAAAATAAAAGACGATGGCGGCACGGAAATGCTGCTGAAGGATGCTAATAAGCGGCATCAGCGACGCGGGGTTCTGCCGGAGGCCGTAAATGACGATTGAGTTCACTGTTCCATATCCTGCCCGCAAGAGCGCGTGGACGAAGCGCTATGGATTCAACGCCTATTGGGCCGGAAAGAAACCTTGCGTCCGGGCGGCGGACGCAAGAGATCTTGAGACGTTTGTGCGGCTGTGCCTGAGACAACAGGGTATTTCGGTTCGGCTGTTTGAAAAGCCGGTATCGATTTCCTTCTGGCACAACACCCGCATGGACGTCGACAACCATGCGGCGATCGAGAAAATGACCGTGGATGCGATCAAAGGCTGGCTGCTCCGGAACGATGACCGGCGGCATTACAGAGAGAAACATAGCTTTTTCCACGACGAAAATTACATGAGGGTGGTGATCTCGGATGAAGCCGCCGTGTGAGAGGGACTGCCCGAGGCGTCCAGCGGAATGTCACACCAGGTTCGCGCCTTATCTGGAATACGAGGAAGCAAAACAGGCGGAATATCGGGCGAGAGAAGTTGAACGGAGCCGCGACGCCTACACTGCGGACGCGAAGAAGCGGTGTAAGAGCGTGGAGCGGCTACGGAAAGCGGGGTTGCTGAAATGAAAGTGCTGGTAGCTTGTGAGGAATCGCAGGAGGTGTGCAAAGCATTCCGGGCACGAGGGCACGAAGCGTACTCATGCGATATTCAGGAGCCGTCCGGCGGCCATCCTGAATGGCACGTCATGGGGGATGCGCTGAAACTGATAGACGGAAAGTGTTCGGAATTTCGGACAATGGACGGGAAAATGCACGGGATTACACAATGGGATTTGCTGATTGCGCATCCGCCGTGTACGTATCTTAGCAATGCGGGTGCGAGGCATCTTTGGAAAGGGCATCAATTACAAGCCGACCGCGTAATACTAGGGATTCAAGCGAGAGATTTTTTCATGCGCTTTTGGCTTGCTGATATTCCGAGAATAGCGGTAGAAAATCCGATTCCGAGCCGCGTATTTGCAATGCCGGAATATACGCAGACAATTCAGCCGTATCAATTCGGGCATCCATATACAAAAAGAACGTGCCTATGGTTAAAGAATCTCCCACCGCTGATACCGACGCAAATAGTAGAGCCGACCGCAACATGGTGCCCGTCTGGGTCATATAGCCATAAACACGGCAACCAGCATAAAGGAATGTTCACGACAGACAGAGCAAAAAACAGGGCAAAGACATTTGAAGGAATCGCGGCAGCGATGGCGGAACAATGGGGGGCGGAGAATTTCGGACGGAAAGCGGGGGTTCTGAAATGAATTTGAAACCGGAAGAACTGGTCAAGGCGCTGCGGTATTGCAGCAACGATTATCCGTGCAAAACGTGCCCGGTAGAGTTGCAAAAGGATGAATCGACCTGCATCGGTGTGCTATTCAAGCATTGCATTGACCAGATCGAGCGTGACCAGAAGGAGATTGCCGAGCTGCGGGAGGAAAACGAGCGATTGACGCGGCTGCTTTTTGAGCCGCATCCGGTGCATACGGCGTCGACACTGTGAGGAGGACGAACCATGAAAATCTACATAGCCGGGAAGATCACCGGCGATCCGGATTATCGGACGAAATTTGCAGATGCACAGCGCCAGATCGAAGCACAGGGGCACATCGTGCTCAATCCGGCCACGCTGCCGGAGGGCATGGAACCGAAGGACTATATGCGCATCTGCTTCGCCATGATCGATGTGGCGGACAGGGTTCTGTTTTTGCGGGATTGGTTCCTCAGCACTGGTGCTCAGATAGAAATGAGCTACTGCGACTACATCGGGAAAAAGTACATTCTGGCGTCAATTGCGGAATGGATTCAACGCCGGAAAAAGGAGGATAATCATGAAAATTGAATTTTATATTCCAAGCGACGAATTCATCCCATCCACGCTGCGGCTCAAGGTTGATGACGAAATTGATGTTTACTACGAAAAGCTGCAAACTGATTTCGGCTATAGATTCACCTTTTTCAAGTTTCAGCAAGGCGTATCAAGGGAAACGGCGACGGAAATCGTGAACCAGATCGTTGCTCGTATGGTATCGCAATCTTATGACCACGGTTCGCAGTGGCGGGAAAACAGTGTTCGGCTCATCATTGAGAACGACTACGAACTGAACATCACGGTTTTCTTCCGCGTGCGCGACGCAGGATAAGGAGGACTAAGGATGGAACGACTGACCTTTGAGGGAAGCTTCTGCGAGATTGCGCGGTGCGGGTATCCAACGTTCCCATACAAGGATGGTTGCAGCCAAAAGCATGTCTGGGAGAGGCTGAAAGCCTATGAGGCAACAGGGCTTGAGCCGGAGGAAGTCCTGCCGAAAGATAAGGCGGACGAGATTGCGTTAAAGCTCATGAGGCTTGCCGATTTGGAGAGCTTTTGCAGATATACCCGCCTGCGGGAGCTGGCTGTGGCAGATCAAGAGGGGCACGTGATCGTCCTGCCGTGCAAGGTAGGTCAGCGGGTGTTTGCCCTGCTGGACACGGATAAGCATATAAGCGAGTGCGAGGTCAAGCAAATCGGCCTTAATGAGATCGGATTTGTTGGCCTTGAGCCAATAGGGGCCAGAGGGCGGAAGTATGGCGTAGCGCTAAATGGATTTGGCAAAACCGTATTTTTAACCCGCGAAGAAGCTGAAAAGGCGCTGGCGGAAATGGAGGGCAAGAAGGATGAATAGGAGCATAACCAAAGCCCAACGGGCGGAACTCGAAGAAGCCTGCACGTTTGGCGTTGAAGATGCACACGACCTGCTCCGGAAATACACCGGAATTGAGGCTAGGCCATACACCGCATACTTGTACTACGACGAGAACGGGGACTTTGTCGGTTCCAGTGACAATAATGGACTGAACGATCTTCTGGAAAAAGCAAATGTGGAGGTGCGGGATGGATAAGTTAAAGCCGTGCCCGTTCTGCGGCGGCACGAAACTCAAAATAGAACGAAAGTCGCGGCTTGCCGGGTGGAATGGTCTTGATATGCGCGTAGAAATGCACACCTATTCTGTCCGATGCAACACCTGCCACGCGCGTGGAGGCGCTATTGGTGGTCGTGTTATGGATGACCCGTGGACACGCTGCTCTCAGTTTCCAGACTGGGTTACGACGGACAAAACTCTAGAAGCAAAAGCCGAAGAGGCTTGGAACAGGAGGGTAAATGATGTTTGAAAATCGTGTGTGTTTCAGCGTCAGAGGTGAGTTCGGGGCAGAAATGAAATTCGATTCCGAGGCAGAGATTCCACGCGAAGAACTGGAACGTAGCATTGATAAGAATGCATTGCTCGAAATGATGTGTCTTGATCAGCTCGGCTATACAGGCGAGGACGTTACGTTTATTCCGCCAGAGGAATACGACAAACAGTATGGAGATGATGACGATGGCTGACAAACATATCCGGCGCGAGGATGCTGAAAAGGCACTTTACTGCCCATACTGCGGGGCGAAAATGGATGGAGGAAATGAAAATGGATAAACCGAAAGATGCAAAGGAAATGCGGGAGCTGGTGCTGACGTACATTGATGCACTGCTGCATGGCGGGATTCCGAAGATCAAGCTGGGCGAGCCAAAGGAAGCGCCGGACGTGGAGAAAACTGCGTCGGAGCTATACGCAATACTGGAAAGGGTGAAGGGGTTGCACACTGATGAATACCAGACGATGCTGAACGGAATCTCACTGCTGTACGGCGCAGATCGGGAGAGCGCGACGGAGCGATGCTATGACCTTTTCTATCAGGTGCAGCAGATGGACTCTGTGACTGGACAACTCTCGCGCTGCTATGACATGGTGCGGATGCTGGACTACGCGACCGGGAAATCCAGCATTGGGATGATGCCGGGAATCTTTGGCGCGATTTGATGGGAGGAACAATGAACACTGAAATCAAGAAGATCAAGGGATCATGGGAAGAGGTTGTAGACGATTGCCGGGCGACGGTTGGGAAACCGCCGCTCGGGCATGAGCCAAGCGAGGATTTCAAGCGCAGAATCCTGATTGCAGAGCATGGGCCGATCCGCACGATCTCGGTCAAGTGGATGTGGAACGGGATCAAGAGCTGGATTGCTACGCACTGGTCTAGGCACAAATGGGAGTGCTTCATCTCAACCCAGAGGAGCGACCGCACGGGAATTCCGCGTGATAAGCTGACACAGGATGCGCCAGTCAATTTCGTCGGCGAGGCGAACGTTCAGGCGCTTATCGACACGATGCGTAAGCGGTTGTGCAGTCAGGCTGCTCCGGAAACGCGGGCCTACGCCGAGGACTTCAAGACCAAGCTGCATGAGATCCAGCCGGAGATTGCCGACGTGCTCGTCCCGAACTGTGTCTATCGATGTGGATGCCCGGAGCTTCATCCGTGCGGGATGTATGAATGGTGGCTGAAGTTTCATCCGGAGATCGCGAGCACGAACATTCAGGCTCGGTATGACAAGTACAACGATCTGTTCCGGAAAGCGAGGGGCAAGGCATGACGTACATGGAGGCATGGAAGCTGACGGCCCCGTATCTTCCGATCGATACGGATGAGCGGAGAGAGGCGTATCTGCTGATGTTCGGAGCGGTAAAGGCGATGAGCGAGAAGGAGGCGCGGAATGGAAAAGCTGGCAAAGCGGATCAGAAGCAGCAACAAGCAGTATTTTGACGCCGGTGTGGACGCCGGGACGCAGAAGGCGTGTGACCTTCTTCTGGTGGCGGCCTATGAGTGCGGTTTCGTCCGCACGCCCGAAAAGGCGAAGAAGCTGATGGAGACCTTGACGCAGCTGGAATCCGAGTACGGCGTCGCATGGCAGTGCAGGCCGGAATCCGACGAAGCGATTGCGAGGATCGATTATGTGCTCAAAAAGGTCTGCGGCGGGTACTTCCAGCCGTTTTTTGAGCGGAACGACCTGATAAAGGACTGGTGGGACAGATGATATGCAGCTGTGGCGGAAAGTTTTACTCGCTGGAAGTCCGGCCTTACAAAAAGAACGGCATACTGCAACGGAGACGGTACGAATGCCGGAAATGCCACAAGGTGATCTCTGTTGCGGAGGTAGACGAGAAGGAATACAAGGAGATCAAGGAGAAAATCACGGAGCTGGAAATCAAGCTCTATGCGGTCAGAAAGGCGGTTATGGAATGATCGAGGGAACGAAAGACGACAACGGGAAACTGAAGCTCTCCCGTGTGCCGCCGGAACTCATTGAGGCGGTGGCCAGAGTACGGGATTTCGGGGACAGAAAGTACACCGATCCTGAGAACTGGAAGCACATTGCCCCGGAACGGTGGCACGAGGCGCTGCTGCGCCATGTGCTGGCGATTTGGAATGATCCGATGCACATTGATGAGGAATCTGGCCTGCCGTCTCTGTGGCACGTAGCGTGCAATGCGGCCTTTCTGTGTGCACAGGATAACGAGGTGAACCCGTACACGTTTTGCAAGGCGATACCTTTTGCGTCAATCATCGACGGATAGAGGATGGTGACAGTGATGAAGAACTGTAATAGCTGTGAATCCTGCATCGCGTGGTGGTGCGATCTCTATGAACGGTTTCTGGATTCGGATGAGAACGGGCCGCTGCCGTGCGAGGAATGTTTGGAGGAGGACGAAAAGGATGATAGAAAACTGTAAAATGGTGGATTCAATGAACGCACTCGCAGAAAGTGTCGCAAGTTTTTTCAATACGCTTTTGAGAAACGGGCTCTCCGTGGATGTTGCCGCGAACCTGACCGGGAAGATGATCGAATCGATAATTCTTATGCCCGGAAAGCAAGATGGAGGCGATTAGGTGACAGAAAGGCAAGCGGAATTTCTAAAGCTCTATAATTCCGGCATGACGACCGGAGAAATCGCCAGAAAGTACGGAATCAACCGATCTACTGCGGCTCGGACGCTCCGAAGGGCGCAGAAAGTACGCTGCCCATTTTTCGGAAACTGTGAAAGATGCACTTTAGAAGAATGCGCCTTTCGCCCTGAGTATCGCGGCCTTATGAACACAACAGAAAACAAAACCACAGTAAGCCGCAGAAGGACGAAAGGGGGCGATTGAGATAGGCGTCATCCTCGCAATAGACCCCGGAAACATCAAAAGTGGCTATGTTATCGCAGAGTACGACCAGAACGACATAACCAAAATCCGAAAAGCTGGGAAGATCGAGAACAATGAGATCATGGAGATCATCGCAAAAGGCGCAGAAAGCGAGAATTTTGATTTTGTAATCGAAATGATTGCCGGGATGGGTATGCCAGTAGGACAAGAGGTGTTTGATACCTGTGTTTGGATCGGGCGTTTCTGGCAGCTTGCCCTAAATCAAGAATTCCGGGCGATGGCAAAAATCTTCCGCCGGGAAGAAAAGCTCGACATCTGCGGCTCTCCCAACGCAAAGGATAGCAATATCCGTCAGGCCCTAGTTGATCGATACGCGCCCGCACAGCCGAACTTTGGCAAGGGCACAAAGAAACAGCCGGGATTCTTTTTCGGGTTCTCCGCGGACATGTGGGCGGCTATGGCGGTAGCCGCTACATACTACGATAAGCATATAAAAGGCGTAAAGCTATAACAAAATCCCCACCCAAACGGGCGGGGATTTGCTTTATACTGCTCGCCTCCAGAAAGGGCGGCCTTGCTTGCGGTAAAAATCGGTATAGGCCAAGATATCAGCATCGCTTGTATAGGGTACAAGGTTCCGCGTGAACCCTTCCGGCGTGAGATAAAGGCACCGACCGAATCTCGGTAGATTCTCACAGCCCGGACAGCCAATAATGTTGCGGCTATCCTGTCGGGATCTGGTATGCAGCCCGCAGATAGCTGTAAAGTTGACTTTGATCTCAGTTGGCAGGATCTTAGCCAATGGGCATTGAGTGGCCAAGATGATATGGACTTTCGCAGCTCGCCCAATCTGGCAAAGCCTTTGCACCGTCGGCATGGTTTGACGCTTGTTGGTGGTCATGAGGTCGGCGAATTCGTCGATTATAACATACACGTCGGCCCCGTTATAAAGCCGCTCTCTGCGGCACTGCATGGCCTTGTAACGGTTCTCTGTGATCTGCATCGCGTATTCCAAAGCCGAAACGATATCCCCCGGCTCCGTCGCGTGCTGGAGGGTGTGCGGCATATCCGCATACTCGTTAAGCTCTGTCCGCTTGGGATCGATCAGGATCATCTGCTTGGCGTTGGGATGGTATCGCAGGATAGAGCAGATCAACCCATTTAGAAGAACGGACTTACCGGAGCCAGAAGCACCGGCAATTAACACATGCGGTTGAACGAGCATGTCGGCGAACAGGCCGGGAACCCGTCCGCCGATGTTGGTAATCTTTTTCATGCTATTTCCTCTTTCGGTTCGGCGAAGAAATATGTTCCGTTCGCTTTATAGCAGTCATTCCAATACTGCGCGACTTCTTCGGCGCGTTTCTTTGTCGGAAGAATGTTCGCATGGATAATGCCGCCGATGCAGTCCAGACTGTGCAGAAGGTTGTCGTTTTCGGAACAGCGGATAACAAAAGCATAATAGCCGGGATTATATTCCGGGTTTTTGCGCTCTGTGAAAGTGGTTTCGTTTCGGTCCTGTTTTACAGAGACTGCAATATAAAAGTTAGCCATTATTAAACCCTCCAATTTTCGTTGGCACCTAAAGACCCAGAAGGCGGCGGGCCGCGTCCTCGTCGATGAAGTTTGTCCAGCCGCTTTCGTGCAATTCCTCGGCTGCCTCGTGAAGCGTGATTTTGCCGGATAGAACATCATCGCGCAGGCTGCAAAGAATGTTCTTTACCATGAGAATTCCTCCATTCGTCGCGGGGCGGTCAAACCGCTACCGCGAGTCTCTTATAATCGAACGTGTGACAAGCTGCCGTAATTTCTTTCCGGCTCTCGTCGTGCCACCAAAAGCGCCAGCCGCTGGGATGCTCATAGATGTCTTGGGCAAACGCCTGCAAGTCAATTTCGCCCCGGTAAAAATCATAGGCGGCATCGGCTGCATAGTCGTCAGTATAGCGGCCCTCGGTACGCCCTGCGACGATCTGCCCAGCACGAATGGCCTTTGCAATCGTCGAGGCGTTCAGGCGCTCGCCGAGTTTGACGGGCTTTACAGGAGCAAACGGGGAGAATGTCCGGCTGCTGGACTGTGCTTCTGTTTCAACAGTCAGGCCGTCCACCTCTTGCAGAGGCTTACTGGCTCTCAACCACGCCACCAGCTCGGCCAGCGTGTCGCACTCAGGCGCGGCCATTTCTACATATTCCGTCATGCAGAGGCGGTCAGCGTCCATCTTCCACGGGCTGGCCGAGAAAAGCCAGCGCGTGCAGCTCTTGCCGGGCTTCATAGCGTCCGACAAGTCGATAACAACAAGGCTGCTGCAGTACGGATGGGCCGAAACGTTCAGGCCCTCAAAGTAAAGATTGTCGTACTGGTTCAAAAGATCGATGATGCGGAAATCTTCGCCGTTCTTAATGATTGTCATTGTTTGTTCCTCCTGATTTAAGATTATGTGGTGCGGCTGATCGGCTCAACCGCCCAGAAGCCCGGAATCATCAAAAATCGATTTCGGCGAGTATATCATCACCAGTGGCGATGTCGCGCCAGAATTCGCCCGCGGTATAAACTCCGCGGAAGCCGCTATAGCAATCGCAATCAGAATAGAGCGATTCGAAATCGTTGCACTCTGCAAGCTGCTTAAGCCATGCCGTGGCGATTTCCTCGCGCTCTGCTACTCCTGCATCATCCCAGCGCGGATTATTGCATGGGTAGTTTCCTTCGCGGCCATCCTGCCACATATAGCAGGCTCGAAAATCTGTTATGTTTATTCCGGGTAGCTCAGCAACTGCAACTGTAAGATATCCGCCGTTCGTATCCACAAAATACATTTTAGCCATTGTAATACCTCCATTTTGCCCAGCCCTGATAGGGGAGGGGATCACCTCTTGTTTACGTATTCATTATAACCGTTAACGGTTATAAAGTCAACAGGTGTGAGCGAAAAAATATGCACAAATAAATCATGGTATTTTGTGCAATATTACACGTTTACGGTTATGCGCGATCCGTGATATACTTACACACAAAGGAGGCGACAACATGGCAGTGAGCGACGCGCACAAGCGGGCCTCTGCTCGCTGGAACTCCAGCCGGGATAATATCATGATCCGCCCTACTATCGAGGAGGGCGCGGCAATCCGGGACGCAGCCCAGCGGGCCGGGAAGAGCGTACAGGCGTATATTTTGGATGCAATCCGCGAGAGCATGAGCAAGGCACCGACTACCGATTAACGGCGGTCGGTGCTCTTTTTTACTCTATCAAAAATAAGTGGTACAAAAGTGTACCACAAAATTTGACTTTTGCGAAAATTAACGTTATGCTTTCGCTAGCAGCAGCGCAGCAAGCTAGCTTGCACGCGTGCAGCAACGCGAAAGCGCAATTTTGAGAGGTGAAGACGATGGGCAAGGCACAGGAATTGACGAGTGAGCAGGCTCAAGATGTAGTTAAAACAAAGCGTAAGCGCAATAGGCCGGATTTGGCGGACTTTGGGAACGAGCACGCAGAGCCAGGCGATAATAGCCGGTTCCTTCGGTTTGCCCTCGCCTCTTGGGATCTCCCACCTATCGACATTAGCGATCCAAAACAGGTAGAGCAGCGAATCAAAGAATACTTCATGCATTGCGCGCAAAACGATCGGAAACCAAGTATTATCGGTATGGGGAACTGGATTGGCGTTGACCATGAAACTGTGATGAGATGGCGCAGGGGCGATTATAGGAAGGAAACGCACTGTGGAGTGATTAAAAAAGCCATAGCTCTAATCGAGGAACAATGGAACGACTGGATGCTCAACGGAAAAGTCAATCCGGCTGCTGGCATTTTCCTCGGAAAAAATATGTTCGGCTATAAAGATGTACAAGACGTGGTGGTTACGCCTAATAATCCGCTTGGCGATGATGCCGATCCGGATGCAATCGCGGATAAATACAAGGACGCGATACCATCTTCTACGGTCGAGGATTGATAACGCCACCAAATATCTATTTTGTTGCGTTAGTTTTTGCAAAATAGTTCTGTGTTTCCTGCAAAACTAGGATATTTGCCAACATTATGCGTATACATCGCGGCTACGGCGGATATTATGCACGGATGGCGCATAAATGCCGCACACATACCGGAGGGGGAATATGTGGGCAGGCTATCCCAGCGGGTTAGCCCCTCTACTCCCGAAAAAATAAAAAAGGAATACATACCGCACCGATAAAGGGTTCGGTGTAAGCAGCAAAGCAGGGCTGACGGATTACCGTCAGTCTTTCTTTTTTGGAGGAGAAGGATGAATTACGAAGAGACGTTGAAGAACATTGAGAAGTTTATAGAGAAGCGGCCAGACGCTTCGGCATATCAAGATTATTTCGATATTGTCCGTTCCCTTTACGGAGAGGATAGGGATAGCGCCATAGAGAAGGCTCTATGGTTGAGGAAAGAGACGGAGCGGAAGGTTCAGGAACTGGAAGACGGAATTTCGATCTCTAAATTTTTCGAAATAAACAAAAAGACGTATTTGCTGATGGCGAAGGATGACTTCGATTCGTACTGCGTCTATTTGGAATGGAATAGGGAGAAAACGAGAAGGTTCTATGTCCCAAGAAGACGGGTTTTAAGGCCTCTTGTGCAGGACCTTCAGGATTTGAACAATGGGAAGCTTGATTTTTTAGGCGTCTCCCTGCCTCCGCGAGTAGGAAAGTCCACCCTTTGTATTTTCTTCATGACATGGATCATGGGGAAACGGCCTGAAGTGGCGAATGTCATGTCGGGGCACTCGGATAAGTTAACGGACGGGTTTTACCGAGAGGTCATGAACATCTTGTCGGATAAATCCACCTATCTTTGGGGAGATGTATTCCCGGATGTAGAGATCGTAGACAATTCTGCAAAGAACGAAACGGTAGACCTTGCGAGAAAGAAACGATTCCCCACTTTTACGGCTCGGTCTATTGGAGGAACGCTTACCGGCGCTGTTGAGGTCGGAACGGGAGGTTGTTTGTACGTCGACGACCTTGTAGAGGATCTTGAAGAATCTCTGAATCCCGTTCGTTTACAGGCAAAATACGATGCTTATTTGAATCAGCTGAAGGACCGAAAGAAAGACGGGGCCTTTGAACTGATGGTCGGTACCAGGTGGAACGTTGCTGACCCTTTGGGCAGAATCGAAGAACAGTATTCCGGGAATCCGAGGTATCGCTTCCGGGTCATTCCTGCTTTGAATGAAAACGGAGAATCGAACTTTGATTATCAATATGGCCTCGGATTTACGACAGAATACTACAAAGACATGAAAGCCAGTATCGACGATGCGACGTGGAGTGCGAAGTATCAGGGTAAGCCCTATGTCCGAGAAGGGCTTCTCTTCCCAGCTGAAGCTCTGCGATATTATAACGGCGTTCTCCCGGAGAGCGATTTCTACAAAGTCGCTGTGTGTGATGTTGCGTGGGGTGGCGGAGATAGTTTGGCGATGCCGTTTGCCTACGTTACGGGAGACGGAGACGTTTACATACACGACGTTATCTTCTCTAAAGGCAGCAAGGATGTCACGCAGCCTATGATCGTCAACCGGACGAAGGAACACACCCCTCACAAGGAGCGATTCGAGGCCAACAACGGCGGCGGAGAGTTTGCCGCGGATGTCGACCGGCAGCTTTCGTCTGTGGGCGTTCGGACAAACATCACGACTCAGCGAGCGCCCAATAATCAAAGCAAGGTCGGCAGGATCATCCAATACTCCCCTGAGATCAAAAGGTTCTACTTTGTCGATAAGGAACATCGGACGCCGGAGTACGACGAGTTCATGCGGGAAGTTTGCACATTCTCTCAGACAGGCAAGAACCCGCACGACGACGCGCCGGACAGCCTTGCAATGTTGGCAGACGAACTTTATCACGGCTCTGCTCAGGTAGAGGTTCGAAAACGAGCTTTTTAAGAAAAATAAAAACAAGTGGTACAAAAGTGTGCAACACATTGCTTGTATCGGTTGAAAAAGTTTAGGAAATGTGGTTTACTGGAATGGAAGAGGTGATTTCATGCAATTCGGACGCACAAAAATCAAAACAGACGTTGAAAAAGTCAATAGGAACAATGTTTTGAGCGTGCTTGCCGATGCGCTGACAGCTCACAACGCAAATCGAGCGGATATTGATTACCTTTATCGGTATTTCAAGGGAGATCAGCCTGTTTTAGCGAGAGAAAAGGAAATTCGCCCTGAAATCTGCAATAAAATTGTAGAGAACATTGCGAACGAGATTGTCTCTTTCAAAACTGGGTATCTCTTAGGGGAGCCGATCCAGTATGTTTCCCGGTCCGATTACGACACCAGTAAAGAGGTTGGGGAACTCAACGACATCATGGAGCTTTGCAACAAGCCCTGTGTGGACAACGACATCGCGGAATGGCTCTATATCTGCGGCGTTGGGCACCGGCTTATTTTGCCGAACAGCGATGCACTGATCTCCAAAGCGGTCCCGGCTCTTTCTAAGGGAGTGAAACCAGATCTCGGTGACGAATCACCCTTCTCCATCTACTGTCTCGACCCAAGAAGCTCTTTTATCGTGCATTACTCCGGGATCGGTGAAAAGCCGGTCATGGGTGTAAAGTATGTGAAGAAAGACGATTTGGACGTCGTTTATAGCATTTGGACGGATACCGAGTATTTCGAGATTGTCGGGAATGAGCTGACCGGTGGAGAGAAGATCGTAAAGGAAGCACCAAACACCATTGGAAGCATCCCTGTCATCGAGTATACGCTCAACAACTCCCGACAGGGCGCATTTGAAATTGTCCTTCCACTTCTGGATGCGATCAACGATACCCAGAGTGACCGCGTAGACGGCGTCGATCAGTTCATTCAGTCCCTTATGGTGCTTTATAATGCCGAGATCGATGAAGATAAGGCAAAGAACCTTCGGGACGCGGGGCTTATTATCCTGAAATCGTTCGGGGACAACAAAGCTGACATCAAGATTCTCAACGAGCAGCTCAACCAGACTCAGACGCAGACTCTGATTGATGATCTCTATCAAAAGGTTCTGGAAATTGTAGGCATGCCGAACAGAAACGGCGGAACATCCACAAGCGATACGGGCGCTGCGGTTATTGTAAGAGACGGATGGTCTACCGCTGAAGCGAGAGCGAAGTCCGACGAGGCTAACTTCAAACGCTCCGAGAGAGAGTTCCTGAAAGTCGCACTGTCTATTATTCGCAGGGCTGTCGGGACTGAGCTTCTTCTGAAGGACGTAGACATCAAGTTTACCCGCCACAACTACGATAATATCCAGAGCAAGGCACAGGTCCTTGTTTCTATGCTTAATAACTCGCATATTCACCCTGCACTCGCGTTTGAACACTGCGGTATGTTCAGCGATCCGCAGTCCGCTTTCAATATGTCTGAGAATTACTATCAGGAGCAGATGCAGAAATGGGAGCCGGTAGATGTCAATGATGATTTACAGCAGACTGGATAAACTACTCCCAGGAACGAAAAAGGCCCTTCGAAGAGAGTTCAATCGGCTCTCTGTCATGGGCTTTGACGAATTGAACGTTCTGAACACCAAAAAGGCCACGAAAGAGCTTTTCGAACGTCTCGTCTCAAGGAATCAGAAAATGTATCTCGATAGCGGGTATTTTGCGTATCGGTTTGCATTTGAAAGAGCCGAAGAACAAGGTTTTCGCGTGGAAAAGCGAAAAATAGACAATATTTGGGTTCAAGAATACCTGAAATCATACAATCCTATTACAAGGTATATCTACGATCAGGAGACGGACAGACGCAGGATGCGGCTGAATGAAGCCATTTTGACAGATCGAGCTTTTAACAGCCGGGAGGATTTTCAGGCCGACTTGCGAAAAGCTGCTTCATATTGGTGGATACAAACCACACAGTACGGAATCGGCATTTGCGATCAGGCAATGCTGGACGCCTATATTGATTCCGGCGTTCAGAAGGTCGTTTGGCGCACAATGGAAGACGGAAGAGTTTGCGATGACTGCGATGCGAGGGACGGCGTCGTATACGACGTCAATAAAGTTCCGCCAAAGGAACACTACGGGTGCAGATGTGTCCTGCTCCCGGTTGGGAGGCGCGATTGATTGCTGAATAGAGAGGTTATCGAAGTTGTCGAAGCGATTCTAAAAAATGGAGGAATTGCCGAGATCAAGGAAGAGCGGGCCGGAATCGTCGTTGTAGATGTTTCCAGAAAGGTAAAATACCGGCCTGAGAAAAAGTGAATATCGTCCTATTGATAAGGTGATGTTCAATAGAAGCGACAAGGTACGGTCGGCAAGGGATTTTTCCCTTGCTGGCCGTTTTTGTTTGTGCGGAGATGCACATTAAAAAGCCCAGAAAAGACGGAGACGTCTATAAGCCCAAAATAGTTGAGAGAACAACGATAAAAACCCAAAGGAGAAAAATTATGAAAATTGACACCAGCAAAATTCCTAATTTCGACTCGCTCCCGGAAGAAGCGAGAAACGCCATTCTCGGAATGGAGTTTTCCGATCCTGTAGATATGGCACAGTTCGTCTCTAAAGCTACCTTCGACAAGAAGGCATCCGAAGCTGCTGATCTGGCGAAGCAGCTTAAGGCGAAGATGACGGACGATGAGGCAAAGGAGGCCGAGCGGGCCGAAAATGAGCGGAAAATCATGGAAGAACTTGAAACCCTTCGGAAAGAAAAACAGATTTCTGAGTACACTTCCAGATATTTGACGCTCGGCTATGATGCGACGTTGGCGGCAGATACGGCAAAGGCATTTTCCGACGGGAATATGGACGCTGTTTTTGAAAATCATCAGAAGCACCTTGACGCTGTCAAAAAAGCCGCTGCCGCCGAAAGCCTTGCCAAAAATAACGACCTGCCTGCCGGGAAGGACTCTGGTGGTATGACAATCGAAAAATTCCGCAAGATGACGCCGCAGGAACGGTACGATTTTTCGGAAAAACACCCTGAAGAATATAAAACACTATATGGAGGTAACTAAAATTGGCAAATAAAGTTTACGAGAATTTCTATCTTTCCAATGAGATCGAAGATCAGTACAACTCTCACCTCGATCTTACCCAGTTTTGCACTGTAGACAATAACCTCGTCGGCACTCCCGGCATGAAGCGCATGATCAACGTCTACAGTGCTACGGATGGCACAGAAAAGCTTGCCATGACGAAGGGCAACACTCAGACGATCGAAGTTTCCTTTACTCAGAAGGAATATGAGATCCTGCTTGCGCAGAACCGTTTCGCCTACTACGACGAAGAAGCCATGAAGGACCCGATGACCGTTCCTGTCGGCACTCGCCGAATGGGTACCGGCCTGTTCAATACGGTCAATGCGGATGTCTACGCAGAATACGCGAAAGCGACCAAAGTTGTTGTTGTGTCCAAGCTGGACTTTGCGGCCTTCGCCGACGCGCAGGCTATGCTCAACCTTGAAAATCTCGAAGATGTCACCATCTTTGCTTTTGTCTCCCCGACTGATGTTGCAGAACTCCGCAAGGAACTGAAAGATACTCTTCAGTATGTCGAGGCGTTCGCAAAGAACGGATATATCGGCACCGTCGCTGGCGTCAACATTTACACCAAGAAGGATGCGACGAGCGGCTCTATCTACATGGCGACCAAAGAAGCGGTCACGCTGTTCAACAAGAAGGGCACTGAAGTTGAGCAGGAGCGTGACGGCAACACCAGAAAGAACACGATCTACTCCCGCAAGTACTATCTGGCAGCGCTCACCGACGAGACGAAGGACATCAAGATTTTCAAGGGCACTGCTACGGCTGCGACTGAAACTACGCCGAGTTCCGGCAAAACCTATTATGAAAAGTCCGGCTCCGGCTATGTGAAGGTCACTCCGGCATCCAGTGACAGCCCGAAGGACAAGGGCTGGTACACCATCGCGTGATAAGGGGGGTACGCATCGTGACATTCGACGAGAAAGTCAATCGGATTCAGCTTCTTTTGAATAAGACCGACGAAGAGGAACTGATCGGTGCGTACCTCGACATGGCTGAAAGTGAGATCCTGTCATGGTCTGGCGCTGAAAGTATTTCTCCTGTGTACGATACAGTCCAGATCATGGCAGTTCTCGCGGGGTACAACATGATTGGCGCAGAGAACCAGACCTCGCATACGGAAAATAACATTTCCAGAGCCTTCAAGTACTCAGATATGCTTGACTATATCAGAAACAACGTCTTTGCAAAGGCGGTGGTCTATTGAGATCTCTGAACCGCAATAAAACGGATTTCTGGTATGCGAACTATCATGGAAAAGAAGAAATTCTGAAGAACGGGAAACGGACCGGCCAGTACAAGGTTTTGTACTCCAACCCGGTTAAGATCTCGGAAAATCTTTCCGCAGCAAGGGGTTCTCTCGACAATGAGCTTTTTGGAATCCAGACAGACTACGACAGGACAATAACGTCCTGTAACCGTGATTTTGACATTTCCGAATCGTCGGTTCTCTGGATCGAAAAAACGCCGGAAGTCGCCTATGACGGCTCGACAGATACTCCGTGGGATTACGTTGTAGTGAAAGTTGCGAGGTCTATCAATAGCGTTACTGTTGCAATTCGGAAAGTGTCTGTGCAATGAAGAAGATCGAGTTCGAGCTGAATTCCCATTCCATCGACAGAGCGATCAAGCAGATTCGCAAGTTGGATGCAGAGTGGGACAGGAAAATAGACACTCTTCTTCAAAGGCTGGCATCGATTGGAGCCACAAAAGCCTCTCTCGACTTCTCAAGGGCGGTCTATACGGGAGACAATGACGTTTCCGTCTCTGTGGAACCGATTGAGAACGGCTATTCCATCATCGCATCCGGTGAAGCCGTTCTCTTCATTGAGTTCGGGTCAGGCGTAACCTACGGTTACGGTCATCCGGCTCCAATGGAGTACGGACCCGGCACATATCCCGGTGAAGGGCACTGGAATGACCCAAAAGGCTGGTATCTCCCGAAAGAGAAGGGCGGTACCCATACCTACGGTAATCCGCCGTCTGCGACGATGTACCACACAGCAAAGGATCTCCGGCAGGAGGTTTTGAGAATCGCAAGGGAGGTATTCAATGGTTCCTGATATTGAAACCGATGTCTTTGACGCAATCGCAGGAATTTTGACGGAAAAGTACGACGGCATTTCTATCTACAGCGAATACGTTCATGTTCCAGAGAGTTTTCCGTCTGTGAGCGTGATCGAAGAAGATAATAGCTCGTTCCTACCAGCTTTGGATTCCGAAGGGTCGCACCACTCGCAGCTCATGTACGACGTGAATGTCTACAGCAACCTTTCCACTGGAAAGAAAGAACAGGTAAAAGAAATCATGCAGACGATCGACGAGAAAATGCAGGCGCTCGGTTTTGCCAGGTTGAGCAGACAGCCCTTGACGCTTCCAAACGCTGAAACTTCTATTTACAGAATGGAGGCACGTTATCGGACGGTCGTAGACGAAAATAAACGACTTCTAAGGAGGTAAAACATGGCGATTGAACTTAGTACTGCCGGTATTTTGCTCGGCTATGCTGTCGAACAGACCGCAGGAACGAAGCCTACTGCGTTTACGCAGATTAAGGGTGCAAAGAGCCTCCCGGACTTCAACCCGGAACCCTCCACCCTTGAAACTACTCCGCTCGAAGCTACGGAGTGGAAGACCTATATTGATGGTCTGAAGGACCCTGGCGGTGCGCTGAGCGTCACGTTCAATATGACAGAAGATCTTCAGACCACATGGGACGCGATTGTCGAAGCGTACAAGACTGCCGCCGAGGCTGGTAAGAAGACTTGGTGGGAGTTCTACATTCCCGGCTTGACTAAGGCGTTCTTCTTCACTGGCAACCCGTCACCGCTCGGCTTTGCTGGCGCGGAAGTTGACAGCGTTCTCGAAAACACTGCCTATATCACGCCGAACGGGAATATCGGATGGGCAACGGCTGTAAAGCCTACAGCTGGTTAATCTGGAAGAGAAGGAGTATCGAGTATGAAGAAGGAAATCACCATCAACGGCCATATTTACCCTACAAAGGAGATCACGTTCAATACGGTCTGCCAGTTTGAGGACATGGGAATCCCGATGGCCGAAATCGAAGAGAAGTCCATCATGTTCATTCGGGCCTATGTGGCTATGTGCATGGGCAAGAAAGCGGATCAGGCGGGCGAAGAGATCGAGAAGCACATCATCAACGGCGGCAGCATGGACGACATTGCGGAAGTGCTGAAGGAAGCCGTGGAGGAAAGCGGTTTTTTTCAGGCTCTCTCCAAGAGAGCGGCGGAGACGGACAGCCAGAGCGAGACGGAAGCGAAGTAAAAAAGTACAAATCCTTTCGTGAAGAGTGCATTGCGGCGTACCTTCCGCAAAGTCTTGTAATAGGCATCAGCGAAGCGGGGTTCTGGAATATGAACCCCGCCAAGATGAAGCCTTACATAGAGGCAGACAGGTTGCGCCTTGAGAGCAGGAATTATGAAATCTGGCTCCAGGGCGTCTATTTTTACGATGCTCTTTCCATTGCCCTCTCTAATGCTTTTGCCTCGAAAGGGAAAAAACCTATGGAATATCCGAGTAAACCCCGGAAAATCACACGAGAGACACCGGACGAGAAGGAAGAGAGAGCTGAACGAGAACGCCAGAAGGCGATCATGTTCTTCAAGGCAATGGAACGGAAATACAAAGCAAAGTGTGGTGATTAAATGCCGACAGTTGAAACCCTTGAAATCGAGATCAAGAAAAGTGCATCTGATGCTTCCAGCGGTATAGATGGCCTTATCGGTACCCTTAATCGGCTCAAACAGGCCGCAAGTGGCGGCGCTGGACTTGCCTCGGCTGTCCGGCAGATCAGAAGGATTGGAGAGGCTATCACCGGCGTAAGTGATGCTGGAAGAGGCCTTGACGGCACTATCCGCAGATTGGAAAGTATTGCTTCAATCGACTTTTCAAATCTCAAGGGCGCCGCAAAGGATATTGACAGTATCGCCAACATCGGCGCAGTCCCGCGTACTAGTGGGCAAACTCAGACGGCCCCAACAATCCCAACGGGGGAATTTAAAGATTCGGATGTTCAAAAAACATCGGAGGCGGTAGAAGAATCCGGTAACGCCGCGAAATCGTCTGTTGCCGACTTTAAGGCTTTTTCCGCTGGGCTGAATACGCTTGTGATCGGTGCTGCCAAAAGAGCGACAGCGCCAATCAGAAATCTCGGAAGCCAGTTTGTAAATCTTGCAAAATCAATCGGAAGAATCGCGCTGTATCGCGCTGTACGCAGCGCGATCAAGAATATTTCTTCCGCAGCTAGAGAGGGCATCCAAAATCTCGTCCGCTATAGTGCCGCGATGAACAGCACCGATGCTGCCAATGCAAATCGGACAATGTCTGAATATGCGTCGACGCTTCAACAGGTCAAAAATTCCATCGGTTCTGCGGTCATGCCGGTGCTGACTGCGCTGCTTCCTCTAATCAATACGATTGCAAGCGCGTTTATCACCGCTGCAAATGCAATCAATATGTTCTTCCAAGCACTACAGGGGAAAGGCACATTCACAAAAGCCAAGAAAAACTCTGTGGATTACGCTAAGAGCCTCAATACGGCATCCGGCGCAGCAAAGGAACTTCAGAAAACGCTTCTCGGCTTCGATGAGATCAACCGCTTAAACGATAAAAACTCTGGCGGAGGTGGCGGCGCTTCTGGTGTTGATTACAGCGACATGTTTGAAGAGGCACAGGTCAGCGATAAGGTCAAGAAAATTGCTGAATGGACAAAGAAAACTATTGATAAGATCAAGGAATTTTTGACCTCGGCAATCGGCATTTTGACAACCGCGCTTGGCCTGTTTGTCATCGGCGCAATTCTGGCATTTTCCGGTGCGAATATCCCACTCGGCATCGGTATGATGGTTCTTGGCGGCGTTCTTTTCGCAAAAGAGATTGCGGCAAAGTGGGGTTCTTTGAGTGAAGAGGTCAAAGACTCCATTATGAAGATCATGCTGATCGTAGGCGGAGCGGTATTTGCAATCGGCGCGATTCTTGCTTTCTCTGGTGCAAATATTCCGCTCGGAATTGGCCTCATGCTTACAGGTGCAGCAATTCTCGGAACGGCTGCGAAGCTGGACTGGAACCGTCTGAAGAAGTCCCTTCAAGGGACTCTCGGAATTATCACCGCAGCTGTGTCTACTGCATTTCTCGCGCTCGGCGCAGTCCTGACATTCTCGGGCGCGAATGTTCCTCTTGGGATTGGGCTTATGATCGTTGGTGCGGCTGGATTGGCTGCAACAGTCGTTGCGAATTGGGATTCTATCAGCCAGTGGTGCAAACAGGCCCTTGAAAAGGCTAAACGCGTAATTGTCAGTGTTGGGTATCTTGCGCTTGGCGTTCTCCTTTGCTGTACGGTCATTGGATTGCCGCTTGGCATCGGCCTCATTGAAGAGGGCGCAAAGTCTCTCGCTGAAAAGAGGACCCCGGTTTGGGACAATGTGTCTACAAAAGCAACGGAAGTCTTTGAAGACGTCAAGAAAATTGCTAAAAGCTCCGGCATGGTCGCGCTCGGCGTTTTGCTGTGCTTTACCGGCGTCGGAATTCCTCTCGGGCTTGGGATGCTCATTGAGGGTGGGGCTTCGCTTGCGCAAAGCAGAGACCCGGACTGGAACAGTGTCTTTACTCCAATCAAAAATGCTTGGTCTGCTATTTCAAACTGGTGGAACACAAGCGTTCAGCCGACTATCGACAACTGGAAGAATAAAATCAACAACATTTTCTCTGGGGCAAAAAGCGTCTCTGTATCTGGTGGCGGCGGCTCTGGCCGATCTGGCAGTTTCGGGAAAGTCTCCTTGAAAGCAAACGGCGGTTTTGTTTCCTCCGGCGAATTGTTTGCCGCACGAGAAAGCGGGCCTGAACTGGTCGGCACAATCGGAGGGCGGACAGCAGTCGCGAACAATGATCAGATCGTTGAGGCGGTATCTGCTGGTGTGGCTAGAGCGGTTGCTTCGGTTATGGGCAATATCGCGGATAGGCCGCAGAAGATTTATCTGGACGGCAAGGAAATTACTTCGAGCCAGAACCGCAGAAACCGGATGTACGGGATCGCTACGGCGAACGTGTAAGGAGGCGAGCTATGACTGTAAAAATCGGCGGCGTAGACATCGCCCCTTATATCGCTTTTCAGGGCTTCAAGTGGCAGAGGAATGATGTGGAATCCTCTGATGCAGGGCGAACCCTTGATGGAGCTATGCAGAGAAACAGAGTGGCAACGAAGGTTCGCTTAGACATTACCTGCCGCCCTCTGCTAGGTCCCGAAGCGGCTACTGTCCTCACAGCTATTATGCCGGTGTTCGTGACTGTGCAGTATTACGACCCGCAGCTTGGGGCGGTTACGACAAAAACCATGTATTCCAACAACAACCCGGCCTCGTTTCTTATCAAAAGAGAGAACGGGCAGGAGTATTGGGACGGTATCACATTTCCCCTCATTGAAAAGTAGGTGATGTAATGCAGACAGTTCCGGCAAAATGGAATGACATCCTTGCGGGAGACTATCAGGTTGACTTCAAGGCGGTCATAAACGGAAAAACCTATACATACGGCGAGATCAAATCTGCGCGGATCACCAAATCCATGATGGATAAGCTGACCATCGGACAGGCTACTTCGGCCATGCTGGATATGGTATTCGAGCCGGATGGTGCAATTCCCACGGCGGCGGAGATCAAGTGTTATATACGGCTGAAGGATTATGGTAATGAGGTCACAGACTGGCTCCCGTTCGGCACGTTCTACATCGATACGCGCTCCACGGATGCTTATGGATGGATGACCATTACGGCCTACGACGCGATGCTGAAAGCCGAGCAGGATTACATCGACAACTCCGGAACATATCCGATGGCGATGTCGGCTGCGGTGAATTATATCTGCGGAAAGATGGGCGTCGAGTTGGATTCCAGAAGCCAGATCGCGCCCTACACGGTGGATTCTCCGACAGAGGTCTACACGATGCGTGAAGTCCTCTGCGGCATCGCGGCGGCATCAGGCGGCAACTTCGTTATTACCGAAGGAGGAAAGCTCCGACTTATCCGTCTCGCCTCTCCGACGAACTCGGACGACGTGCCGGTCATGAGCTGCGACATTCTCGGAGATACAGCCACCATCGGCAAGGTAACGCTCTACCCGGATTCGAACACCCAGTATTCCGCTGGGGATAGTGGATACGAGATCCAAGCAGATTGCATTTACGCAACACAGGAGATTTGCAATTACGTCCGTGGCGTTCTGAACGGCGTAAAATACCTTCCGTACAGTGCTGGAACGGCGTTCTTCAACCCAGCACTTGAATTGGGGGACAGCGTCAAGCCCAATGGAAACGCCTCTATTATGGCCTCTGCGGCCTTTACAGTGGGCGTCTCTATGAGCGCAGATATTGAGGCTCCGATCGAAACAGAGGTCAATCACGAATATCCGTATCAGGCGCGGACGAGAGAAGAGCGGATGAACGCGAGATCCGTCTCGGAAATTCGCAAAAGCACAGAGCAGATCGCGCTTGAAGTCTCCGGAAAGATCGATGGAGACGAGGCACAGGCCCTTGTTGACATCAATCTGAACGGGCTGACACTCTCCTACACGGCAGCAGAGAACGGCGCGAACATCACGCTCTCGAAAGATGGCGTCAATATCACCGGCCTTGTGAAGGTCGGCACGATCACGGCGGACAATCTCAATCTGACCGGCGCGATTACGTTTGGCGATCTAAGCGCGGACTTACAGACCAAAATCGAGAGCAGCAACGTCCCGGAGTACATTCAGGCGACCTATATTGATTTCACGAAGGTGCAATCCCCCTACATTGAAGCGAACGAGATTGGTCTTCGTGGCGGCTATTTCCACGTGATGGATTCAACAGGCCAAACGGATTACGGCTATATCGGCATGGGCAGCGGCAACAATGGCGTTTCTTCTACGAACGGTATCGTTATGGCCTATGGCGGACGTACAAACTTAGACCTCGGTGGCCATTACATTATCGTTACAGAGAAGGGCGTCCGTATGACGGCTGGGCAGAATTCGCTATATGTTACGGACTCTGGCGTATTCAAAACAGTAAATGGTGTAAACAGCCCCATCGGCGTGGCGGTATTTGGGTGATCTTATGGCTACATTAGAAGAGACTGTCTGGATTTACATATACGATAACGACACAAACAAATATCTGCGGAGCGAAACTCACACGCTGACAGAGGAAATATCGGGTTCTAGTATTGTTCCCGCTGAAACACTGGCCTATAAAACGTATGGGACAACGTATGCGTTGCGAAATTGCAGAGCAACAATATCCGGCATTCCGTGGACTCACTTTGGCCCAGATACATTCGCTTTCCCTGACGATGGGAAAATTACATTGTATTTTGTGAACAGGAAATATGTCGCTGATTTTAGCTGGACAGACGATGATGCAGCAAAGATAAAGGAAGGCGAACTTCCATCAAATTTGAAAGCGAGCGCAATAAAAAAAGTTGTAGATTTGCTTAATGGCGATTTGGGAAGGATATGGTGGTCGAGTAGTACGCTCCCTGATGTTTCCCCAGGCGATGTGATAACTTATAGAGATATCAGTCCTTTGTGGAGAAATCTTTGGAGCACGTTGCTGTGTGTACTTGGGCTGGATGGAGCAGAGCCATACGATCAAAACGTCGAGCCCAAAAAAGGTGAAGCGATTCGAGCCACAAAATTCGCGAACCACGAATATAGCATGAAAAGCGCCATCAATAAGATAATCCAATATCTGCGCCCATAGGAGGTGGAATATGAAAATCGGGAATATCGTTTCGGCTATGCCAGCGTTGCGGAAGGTCGCGGCGGCAGACATGAGGCCGAGAACGCTTTACAAGGTCGGCAAGCTCATGGACTCGCTCGACCATGTTCTGACGTTTTACAACGAGCGTCAGGCCCATCTTGTGAAGTCGATGGGCCACGAGATCGATACGGGATGGCGCGTCGATGATGACAAAATCGACGAGTACCGGAAGAAGATGCAGGAAGTCATCGACGTTGAGGTCGCGGACGAGATCGAGCCTATCAAGATCCCCGTTGATGAGAATGTGAAGCTCAGTTATCAGGACTTGTGCCTCCTGAGAGGTCTGATCGAATTGGAGGCGGAAGAATGAGCCTAAAAATCATGCAGGGCGACCAGTACGCCATTGTATTTACTGGAACGCAGGACGGCCAACCGCTCGACCTATCCAAGATTGAGATGATCGAGTTTATCGTCGGAAAGCTGCGCAAAATCTACCCTGGAGAGGTCACGACGGACACAGACGGGAACTTCCTGTTCCCTCTGACGCAGGAGGAAACCTTTCAGTTCAAATCCGCTTCTCAGGCAGTCCAGATTCGCGTCAAATTCGCCGGTGCGGAGCCGGTTGTCATCGGCACCAGCATTGAGGGCATCCGCGTGAGCGATTCCATCAGTAAGGTGG